CATTAGTGCACCGTCCTAACCCATGTAATCTGGGCAGTACTTGTACTAGAGGCAAGCAAGGCTTCTATAGAGCCTACCCTGGAACGATCAAGGCTTAGATGATATTCCTGGTTTGCACGGAAATATCCCCTGTTAGCATCCCTGCTAAGTGACCAGATATCCTGTATCTCGGTATCAGAGTCCAGCGCACCAGACCAGCTAAGTCTTAGCCAGAAACCCATAGCACCGGAAGGATCATTCCCAGGAGGGCTACTTGCACTCGGTACACCGTTAGCATTTGTAGCAGCCGAATTAAGGGATATTGCCTTCCAGTCTGTAGGGGCCGTCCATGTGATACTGCCTGTCTGGGCAAGAGTTGCTCCACCAGAAGCAGAACCATCCGTGATACTAAGGCTCTGCCATGAATCATCGTTCTGCCGGTAAGCTGCCGTCAGGTTAGCACTACTGGCATTGGCAGATTTCATCACAACCCTGAGACCACCTATCACATCATTAAACATGAGATAGAGATAGTCAGAGGTAGTAGACGAGTCCATCACTGTTCCAGTACCGGTAGTACTTGACCTGTCAGTCATATCGTTGATCAGGGAACTCGTAGAACCGTCTTTTATAAAACGGCTTCCCTCTGTTGCAGACGCATCATAGAAGTTTACGTCACGCAACGCAGGGCATACCCCCAACCTGAAATCGGCAGAGTTATACACTATTGCCTGGTGAAAGTCAGGCGGTATACCTAAACTTGCAATCGTTGTACTAAGTGCGAGAGTCTCGCCATGCACGCGAGTCATCCCCACCGGGTAAGTAGCACTCATAAACAAAGCTCCTTATTTTCGTTCGTTCGTTCGTTCTGGGAGCAAGATGGCTATTTACAGGGATCAGTATGCAGGCTGTATTACCCTCCACTTGTGAAGCTGTAGTGTCCTGCTTGCCGAACCAGTTCGAGCCTGTGCAAATACCCAGGGAGTGAGTTTACTGCCACCCTCTATGGCATCGCTATGCTCTGCAACAACCGTCCCATTACAAAAAGCCGTTACATTGTCACCTTCTACACGTACTGCAAATCGATATGTAGTGCTGGCTGCTATCGTAAGTCCCGTGGACTCAGTAGCAGTAATTGTGCCACCCTTTGCAGAGTGGAATGCTATAACAGTGTCATCGTCTGTATCTGCTACAAATACGGCATAGTCTGTTGCTGTTGCATTTGGAGTTGCCTTGACGTTGACTGCTCCTGCGTCATCGTCAGCATCCGAAAATCCAACCTCTATTTTCATCGTTGTAACTGCGGCTGGGGTTCTTACTATGAACTCACTCATGCAGCCACGGTCACCGGTGAACTGCAATCCCATGCCCTGTCCGGCATAGCCATTGTCAGAAGTCCCGGAAACCAAATCAAGATAAGCATTCTCATTATGTTCGGTAAAAGTAACCGCAGCACTCGTCCCGTTGGTCTTTGCCGCAGGATACTCACCTAGAATCGCATCTCCCCAGAACTTATCCTCGAAAACATCATAGTCAAACGAGGATGGCGCCCAGAGGTCTACTTCACGCCTGAATCCAAACTGGTCAATCTTTCCATCTGTTGGATAGGGAACTCTTAAACCCATTACAGGTCCTCCTTTACTCTGCCAACGCTAGACCCATGTTTTTCATATCTGGGACGGCGTGGTCTGGTATATCAACCTTAATTTGTTGAGGGGCGCGGCGGCACCAGGCAGAAACCATGTACGGTCTCCGATCCGGGGCCGTCACGCCCACTCGTTTTCGCGTATCAAGGACAGGTTCATTCATCGACAGAACCGTCCACCCCTGGGCCTCGAGAGTATCACCGAATCTCTGCTTGTACTTCCTTGCAGAGAACTGGACACGATCATCAGATACCTCGGCAGGGACGGTAAACACCGCAGTCTGCCAGCATCCATTCTGCTCAAGGGTTTTATCTACACTTCGGCCCATTTACTTACCAGCTACCTCTCGTCCGAATGCAGACTTGACCATCTTGTGGCCGTATACAACGAAACCAGCGAACTGGTTGAACAGGCCATCCTCAATATTGAGGTCCTGTACCATTGTAAGCGCCTTCTGTTCCGCATAGGCAATTGCTTCCTGGTGGAACAATGCATTCTTCTTGCCACTTGTACCATCCTCGAGGTTGTTGGACTCGTAAACGTCATAGGTATAAACGTGGCCTAGATAGCCTCGTCCCCTACTACCGTCTATGCCACCCAACGTGTTCTGGTAAAGAGCATTTCGGAATGATTCTATCTTCAGTAAGGATGCCCTTGAAGCCGGGGAAACCACGAGATACCTGTTCTCGAGGGGCGCATTGTTATCGCCCAGGTTGGTCTCACCGGTTAGAAGAGTATCTTCAGTGATATCTACATTGTCAGTACCAATAGCGGTAAAAGCATCAAGGCCATTGGAATTGTCGCCCGCCAGTTCGCTGTCAATCTTGATCGAACAAGCCTCGCCTATGCCATCAGTTAGCATAGTTACATAGCTAGGCATGGTTTGTGCTGACATCTCAACCGGCATACGGAATGCCTTGTATGCCAACTGGTTAACAACTAGCTGGGTCTGTGACTCTGTAACGGCATCAAAAGTCAGAGAAGCACCTGTGCCAAACGTAGAACGCTTGGTAGCAGCAGTGTTCTGTGTGAAATTAGGGATGTTGACCGTGTCTCCACGCCCTACCCCAACTTCCGGTTCCCAACGCCTGTCCATCAAGTTCGGTAAAACCACGTTTGTTCGGTATGTAATAGTAGCCAGTTCAGACCACTGTTCGGGCAACCATGTTGCCATAGTCGTTCCTGTCATATCAGCCATGAGTTATTCCTCCTACTTAGGCTGGAGCCTCACGAGCCATTGCATCTAGCACTTTCTGCTTATGCTCCTGTAACTCGTCTAGGCCCATCTTGCGTTTATCTGATTGTCTCAATGAATCGAAAGAAGAATTACCACTTCGTCCTGATGATCGTCCGGTATCTACGTTATGCACATCGTACTCTTCTTCAAAGTTCGATTTTGCTGCCTCGATTTGCTTATCCTTTGCAGCAAGTGCCTCATCTTTTTCAGCCAGTTGCTGATTATGTAGGTTATCCTGGGCTTCCAGTAAAAGATCATCAAAGACCATAACGTCTCTTTCTTCTACCGGCTTATCAAATTCTGTTTGAAGTGCAGTTCTCCACCTGGAAGAGAAATCATTCTTAACGCCTTCTTCCATTTCATTGAGTAGCGTGGTCATCTTATTACCACGGTTGTCATGCTTGGAACGCCAGACATTTTCAGTTTTCTTCTTCCTGGCATCTTCCTGTACTTCTGAGAGCCTTTCCTTCGCACCTTCCTTGTCATCCGATGCTGCCATCTCAATCGCAGCGGAGAGAATATCAGGAAGAGTTGACAGTTCACCTCTTACTTCGTCCATTTCTGTACGAAGACCGGAGATATCTGTCACCTGTTTCTGAAGATCACTCCTTCTACCTTGCTCGGATTTGACAGTGTTGGTTAAACGAGATATTTGCTCTTCAGCAGATTCTGCCCTCGCCTTCCAATCTATATCAGCTTCTGGTATACCCTGTTCCTCGGGTTGCCCTTCTACCTGTGTCTCAGGAGACTGTGTCTCAGGAGCCGGGGTTGCCGCATCATTTCCTGTTACCATCTTCTTTCCTACTTTCCCTGGGGTTGCCTAGTGGGTTGCCCAGAATACAAAAAGCCGCCTCTTTACACGCATGGTGTTAAGAAAGCGGCTCGCTTATTGGAGCGCAATATTTAGTTGTTCGACACTACAGAAGTACCATTACTTGGGGCAACTGTCAACTTTCTCCACTTCAAATATGCTTCTACCTTGCAGTGCTGGCAATAGACTTCTACCTGTTGACCTGAAAATCGCTTCAGTAGCAACCGCCCACAGGCAGGACAACGGATATCCATTATCTACTCTCTCTCTGCGACTATTTGAAGTTGTTCATATTTTGTTGCTTTTAGATAACCCCATTTAACCAGCAATCTTCTTATTGCCGGGTTATGTTCAAGAAATTTAGCTTTCACATTTGAAATAGATTTAATAGCCGCTTTAAGATACCTGTATT